AACGCCCGGCGGTTCAACAGCCAGGTTATTTCGCCTTGGCGCTCTTGATGTCGCTGATGATTTGCTGGGCAATCGCTTCCACCTGCTCCTTGGTCATGGCCGACATGACCCCCTCCCAGGCAGACGATGAAGTGTCATAGGTTCGGGTGCCAATCAGACGTCCCGACTTCAGATCCGAATAATCCGCACTCGAATTGACCCACGCATTACCGACCATCACGCCAGCACCATAACGAGCGCCCGGGGTAAGGTAGCGAAAGTTGGTCACATTGATCTGGACGCCCACACCGTCCTTGTCAGCGGAAGTCGAAACCGGAGTGTCAGACACACTGAAACCGGCACGAATGGCTTCGTTACGCAGCGCGTCATTCCACTCTTGCTTCAAACGTGGCCAATCCTCGTTTTGCTGAACCTTGGCGTTGCCCTGAAAGTTGACGACCAGGTTGTGCTTTGCCACTTCCGGAATGACCAGCGTCTCGGTACCGCCGCTTTTCACTGACGCGGCACAGCCACTCAGAAGCGACACGGCAACAACACACGATGCGACCCATACAGACTTAACAGTTTTCATAGAACTTCCATATCCAAACAGCGTGCATGCGCACATGAACAAGCGTTAACAGATGCGCTTAGTGGAGGGTGACAACTCTGCGGCTTTCGCCAATCCTGATTCGATCCAAAGCCCGATTCAAGGCATCCAGAGCATCCAGGAGCGCTTTCGCCTCCGCCTCACGGCCATTGCCCCAAAGGCGTTCAGCCATTTTGTTCAGGGCCTGAATGGACCGTTCGATATCGGCAGCCGTCGCTGACGCTCTGTCTTCAGGAAGGTTCTTTGGCATTGGGAAGCCTCTTCAAGGCGATGCCCTGTTGTGACGTTGAACGAGTACACCACCTGGCGGAGGCACCGCACTCACCAGACAGATCCTGCAGCGATGGGAAATTTATCACTATTAAAATGCCACTACGAGACGTAACGGGCTGAATTTCAATTTTTGCGCGGGCACAAAAAAGCCGATCTGACTGATCGGCTTAAGTGTCTGATTTTACTCAGGAATAATGGTCGGGACGGAGTGATTCGAACACTCGACCCCTAGCACCCCATGCTTGAAAATTGGGCCAAGGCCCAGCATTTACTGGCTCTTCTTCTGGCGCTCGCTGCAAACGGTGCCTTACAGAGACGAACAGGAAATAGCGAATCCCCGAAAAAGTCCCCACACCCCTTTTGGGGCGCGTCCCCGGCGTTCTGCCAAACTTTAACCCCCCCACGCTGCTACGCTTCCTTGATCCACGGAGGAAAAGCACATGCTGAACTCAGATTTACTCCCTTCCCTGCTATTCAAAATCAACGAAAACCAGCTTGCTCTGGAAGCCGCCATCATGGAGCTGTCCAACTGGGTCGAACAGCGCGGTGCAGCAGATGTCGCCGACAACGTGCGCGGTGCCTTGGTCGCAATCGACCGCAACGAGGATTTCATCAAGATGACACTAGCCGTAATGATGTTTTCAGAATGATAGCTGTCCGTTGAATTCGAATCTTATACAAAATTCTTTAGTAGACTGCTTTCGACTTCGAAATCTAAACTATCATGAAATCGAACAAACTATGCTATTGCCAACTAAAAACTCGTGAGGCCTTTATACTATGAGAACAAGCAATTTACTCATTTTGCTCACAATGCCACTTTTCGGCCAAGAGGTGTTGGCCGCAAAGTATTGCGGCACTATCAACGGCCAAGAGTACTGGAACGAAATAGCTGGAAGGACATGCGCTGACATGTTAAAGGAAATGAAATTATCCAAGGAGCACATTGACACAACCCGCAAGGGGCAAGCAATAGAATCAATTACGGGAATGGGAAACTTCTTACAGCAACAAGCCGATGACAAGGCCGACAAAGAGAGACAGGAGAGGCTTCAGAATGACGCGGCAGATAACGATCTAGCCCAAAATAGGATTAGAGCGTTGGCACTTAAGGTCAACGATCCAATCCCTATCGATAAAATCAAGAACTTCAACTGCAACACCGCTACCCCTGGAATGGGCCTCATCGATCCTTTCCCCAGCTACGACGACCCATATTTCAAAAATTTGCAAGCGAAAAACAAGGCAAACTCGATTACAGTTGCAGATATCAAATCTTTTTCCGCACAGCAAGGAAAGAAAAAAACTATAGACGCATTTGCAGAAATTACTCGACAACTCCAACAAGAAACACTCGAGTCTTTCAACTACTACATCGATGTAACTTATGTATCTAAAGAATACGCTAACGCTGGTAACGCCCCTTCGTATAAATGTGATTCCGGCGCACTGAATGCCAATCTTTGCGAATACATTTATAGACGATGGGCAGCTAAAGCGAGCGGGACGATTACAGCCGTTGCCGAAAAATGTTTGAAATAAAGGCTCACTTCACTTAACTACTATTGTTTTTTTCTTCAATTTGAGTTTGATAAAGCTTTGACATACGCCTGGCACGCGGCCAACGCGATCAGTCCTCTGTCACCTTCATTGGTGATCGCGACAATTCGTTGAGCATGTGCTGGGTCAAGGTCGGCTCGAACGGCTCCATGAACCATGCCGCCGGCGCCGGTGGTGGCAGGCACTGAACAGCCACTGGCTGAACCCTGGGCGAGGACGACTGACAGCCGTAGATCAGAAGTGGCAAGGCGATCGCGCAGGCGAGCCTGGTCTTTTTGGGCATTGGTCAAAGTCTCATGGTGGGATTGGTCGCTGGCCGCCAGGCGCTGCTCGAGCGCCAGCCGCTTGTCCTGTTCGGCTTTTTGCGCGGTGGCGCCGACCATTGACAGTTGATTCAGGGTGTCGGTGTGCAGTCGCGATTGCTCGGCCAGTTGCGCGCTGTACCGCCAACCCTGTACCTGCCAGGCACCTATGGCGCCCAGCAGAACAAGCGCCAGGGCGCCGACCACCCTCCACGCCACCTGGCTCATGGCACATCCTTGAAGAACACATGACCGCCCAACTTTAGCGTCTGCTTTGCCTTCGCTGCCCATGCCGGCGGCGTCTTCATGGCGATCGCGTAATAGTGCGTGGCGCCGCCGGAGGGATCTGGCACCTTGCCGTCGATAACCTGGTCAGCAGCGATTCGCGCCTGGGCCAGTTCGCGGAACGGGATCTGCTTCACGCCGATAAGAAACTGATAATTCGGATCGTTCTTGTTCCAGCAGCTGAACTGGTACGGCTTCTGACACACGCCAGCGTAGCCTTCGCCCCACCACGACTTCTCCTTTCCGTCGAGCACGCGGTTGCGGATGGTCCAGGCCACGGCGACTTTGCCGGCCGACGATTCGCCGCGGGCTTCGCCCCAAATTGTGCGGGCGAGGACGTCGCGGTCCTTTTCGGTGATGGTCATACTTTTCTCCAGGCAAAAAAAATCCCGCTCGCTGGCGGGTTGTTGAGTTGGGGATCAATCAGGTCACTGCCCAGTCACATCGACGATCAGGGCTTGGAATTTGCCGAACTTGTAGGCGGGGTTGGCCGGGGCTGAGGTCACCATCTGTGAGCGTGTCCAATATCTGGAATTCAACAAGAAGCGCAGGCCCCCGGCAATGGCTGTGGCTGACGGCGAACTGCGCCAGTACTCGATCAACAGCTGGGTGCCGACCGGCGTAACGTCCATCCCAATGCTTCCCGACCAGGCCCCATACGCCACGGCATATTGCTTAGAGGCGTTCCACACCCAATCGCCGAAGAACGCCGCGTAGTCCGGACCATTAAGGATGGTTTCGATCCGCATCGATGGGCACATCGCGTCGAAGACTAAGGCGCCGGCGGCGTTGAACACCTGAAGCCCATAGGGCTGCGCGGAGTTGACGCCGAGCGCGTACCGGTAATACGTGACGCTCGACCCAAACGGAGCGGCGAACACGTAACGCAAGCCCGCACCACTCGGCAGGATGGAGTGAAGCGCCACCCGGTCAGACCCGCGCACCGCGACAAACTCCGTGACCGAGGACGTGAACACCTGCACACCGTTGATCGGCAGGCCGGCATCATCCAGCAGAGAGCCTGAAGTAACAGTGCCCTTCGCCAGCAGCATGTAGTTCTGGTAGTTCTCGTCGATCTGGATGGTTCCGGAGGTGTTGAATATCTGCAATCCGGCCGGCATCAGAACACTCCGTAGAAAATGGTGGCCGCGAGAGGCGTTCGCCCAGGTGCGAAAGTCCAGCTCATGGTCGTGCCGGAAAAGGTCACCTCAGGGCCGAAGCTGCCCACCGGAACGGCCCCGCCGGAAATGATCACGAAATAGAAAGGCGTGCCCTGCACCAGGTCCGGTATGGAAATCGCGCCAGCGCTGGTGCCGCTGTTGACGCTACCCAGGAAGCGCGAAAGCCTGGTGGTGATATCCACCACCAGATTCCCGGCCGGGTCCCAAACCTGAAGTCCTGCTGGCATTACCACATCCCCAATCGAACGCGCCGCGTTCCCGCGCCGTCGTAGACGTTGATTACCGTGTTGTTCATCGTCAGCCGGCCTGTCCCTGGAACAGATCCATTCATTTCCCAGCCCGTCGCCTTGCCGAGCCTCCAACCGGAAGTTCCGGCGACGTAGTCGTTTGATTGGATGGTGTTGCCGATCTTCGCGTTTGTGATCGACCCGTCCTCGATGAACGCCGCCTTGAGGAAGGCGGTGTTGTTCTCGATCACGAACGGATAGAAGATCTCGGAAGCGTTGGGATCAATGATCGCGAATCGGCTCGCAGCGATAAGCACCTGGCTGGTGATGATCCCTTCGTCGTTCTCGACGCCAATGCCGATGCCGGCCAGGTACGGTTTCCCGTCAACAGTGAGCTGGGTCTTGATGCTGTACATCGCCGCCAGCTCAGTTTTCACCTGCTCGATCAGCACCAGCGACCCGTCACCCGCCTCGATTTTGTCCAGCAGCAGCTGGCTCAGCTGAGTTTCAGTGATCTTGCCGTTCAGGTAATCCAGGATGGGGCCGGCGTCCGCAGACGACTGGCCAAAGACCGGGCCGAAGAACGCACCGACGTTGCCGATCCGGTCCACCAGGCGGGCCCAGAAAAAGAACGTCTTCCCTGCCGCAAGGCCCATGACGGTGAGATCGGTTTGCGGATAGGCGTAGTCACCGAACTTGATGGCCTCGGCGATCTGGTTGGTTTCGCTGTACCAGATCTCCGTGCGCTGCAGGTCGGCGGTGCTCACGTCCTGGGGAATGCCCCATTTGAGCTTGATGCCGAACACGATCGATTCTGCGGTGAACGAAGACACCACCGGTGGCGGCGTGGTCTTCCCGTTCAGTACCGTCTCGACGGACGTCGCGAACACCGAGCCGATGTCGAGCGAGTTGATCGCCCGGACCTTGGCCACGTAGCGGCCGGCGTAGATCCCGCTCACGTCGACCGACGTGGTGCCGGTGCGGCCCGCGAAGATCCAGTCGCCGTCGTTCTTGCGCCAGTACACTTCGAAGGCGATCGCGTTCGGCGGCCGATCCCACTCGATGGTCATCACGCTGATGGCGCTGCCCTGGTCGACGAAGTGGTCATTGCTGACGGTCACGGTCGCCGGTGGCTGTTGAACGCTCGGCGGAATCACCGTGATCGGCGGGCGCTCAATGCGCGTGCCGTTGTCGATTGCGCCGAATTTGCTCGAGTTGTGCCGGACGGCGCTGATGGTGAACTTGATCTCCGAACCTGACAAATCCTCGGCCACGGACATCACGCGGAACTGCTGGACGGCCAGGGTCGGCGAATCGATCGCCCACATCGAGTGGCGCGGCGGCAGGTCGTCGAGATCTTCGGCAAGCACCACCTGCTGCACCTCGGCAGGAAAGCCCGTGGTGTCGAACGTGACATTGCCGTTGTCCCAAGTAATGCCGGTGCTATCCCAGGTCAGCGGGTAGCCCACAGACTTGATCGCACGCGAGACGGCTTTACCGTTGGGCATGATCAGCGTGATGGTGTCGCCCGGGAAGGCGGTCACATCGGCATCGAGCACCAGCGTGTCGAGCGTCGACGAGCGCAAGCGGCCGCCAATGCGGCGCCCTGCCCGGTCATTGTCGGCGATGCGAATGATCTGCCCGGGGCGTGCCAGCGTGCCGTCCAGGCCCACCGAGAAGCCGACACTTTCCGTCTCCAGGCGGTTGGTGAGTAGCGCCCACTTACCGATGCGATGTGCCTGGGCCTGGGACGTGCAGCCGGTGGCCGTGATTTCGGTCTGCTGGATGCCGTATCGGGTAATCCCGGCCTGGTCGTCGACGTACTCGACCTTCTGCCGGTAGAAGTCGGTCGGGTCGTTCCAGCTCACCAGGGCTACCGTGTAGCGAGTCTTCTTGGCCGACCCCGAGTAGTTAAACTTGCCGTCGATGACATTGGCGTTCGAGTAGGTGTAGACCGGGTCCTCGGGAATGTCGGCCACGGCCATGACCGAACCAGCCGCCCAGTACGCCATGCCCCGGAACGTGGTGGCCAGATCCTGCAACACCTTCAGGGCATCTGCGCGCACCGAGAGATACAAGTTGCAGGTGAACCGCGGCTCCATGCCGCCCTTCCCGTCCGGTACCAACTGATCGCAGTACTGCCCGATGCGGTACAGCTCCCACTTGTCGATTTGACTGGCGTTCAGCAGGTGGCCCAGGCCATACCGGAAGTGCAGCAGCAGGTCGTAAAAGATCCAGGCCGGGTTATCGGTCCAAGCGTTTTGGAAGCCGCCATCCCAGACACCGGTGTAGGTCCGGGTCTCTGCGTCATAGTTGTTCGGTACCCGGATGATCCGGCCGTACAGGTCAAACGACCTGGTGGGGATCGACTGGAACTGCGAAGCGTCGAATTGCAGCCCAACCAGTGCGGAGCCTGGGTACCGCAGCTTCGCGTCGATGATCTCGGTGATGGCGTCGATGTTGGTGGTGTCCGCGATCGCGCCGTTGGTGGAATTCGGGGTCAACCGAACCACGCGCACGGTCCAGCCGCTGACAGCATCAGGCAGGTCTACGCGGTGCGAGCGCTCGTATTTGGTCGATGTCTTTCCACTGAGCGCCGAGGACAGGACGGTGATGAAAGGCCCGCCATCGGTTGAAAGGTCGATCCGGTAGGCGACGGTGTAGCCGTTGGTGTCACCGTTTGTGGTGTTGGTCTGCGCCAGGCGCGGCGTGGACAACCGAATGCGGACGGCCGACAGTTGCACGTTGCTGACGGAACGCACCCAGGCCTGGGCCGAGGTCAGCTCCACTCCGATAGCTGTTTCATTCTCCACGGCCGGGAAGCCGGCGATGTGGGTCTGATCTTGGCTGCCGGTACGAGCATCGAGCGTCACGCCACTGAAGTTGATCCCGCCGTTTGCGTTCGCGAGCGGCGTTTCATCCAGGAACACCGACTGCATGCCGTTGGCCAGGCCACGGATTTCGCCTTCGCTGACCAAATCCAGGATGCGCGCATACGCGGTGCTCTGCAGACTGTCGGGCGCCTCAACAGACGGGCGCGGCTTCGATTCTCCGCCCTTGCGGCCGGTAATTGGGAGATCGGTCATGGCTTTCCTTCAGGCGAAAAAAAGCCCGCTCATGGCGGGCCGTCTGGCGGGGTTCGGGTTACATCTGGTCTTCGGAGTAGATCCCGGCGCTGATCACCGCGCTGCCGACGATCATCCGGCCGTAGAGCAGTGGCACACAGCCGCCCTGGACGCTGGTGTTGACGGCGCCGTTGAATGAGTAGCTTGGTCGGTTGTTAGGGCTGTCCTGCGTCCCCAGGCCCTT